AAGTGCATTCGATTTGAGGGATTCCAAGATCTACCCAAAGTTTCGGCTGAGGGTTTCTTTGACGGCTGGGCGCCAGCTGAGCAAAGAAGGGAGATCGAGGAGGAACTTACTGAGACCATTAACGCCATTTACGATCTTGGCGAGGAACGTGATTATCCGGACTGTAGGGTGTCCTATATCGCAGCACCCAATAACGTTGTGCTGGCGATCATCAAATTCAAACCCGAACCTGAGGGCTATGCGGCTCTTCAGGCTCTCGAGGTTGTGAGGAAGTGTAGGCGAAAAGCTTTCCGGTTTATCCGGGACCCTAATACCAACAACATTCTTTGCCCTATTGTGTGCTTTGGTGGATCCAAGTTTGGAATCAACTGGCACTACTGGAATAAGTTTGTTGCGCTGAGGATGCCAATTAAGATCACTTGGCCTGGGCAACTCAATGGGGTCGTCGTCTCTTACGAACGCGTGGAGTGGAAACGCTTTGCACGCATGGAGGGAGAGGAGACCGATCTCGTCATTCTGACGATCCCAAACCTGCCGAAGGGGTATGCGCTCTGGCGCAACTTCCACCACCTCTCCGACGCTAATGCAGTGATGCATTCGACCGTTGTGCTTACGGGGCACAGGGTCATGGAGGAAACTACTGTCTTTGAGAAGACAGGCACCGTCAAGGCTATGAACACCAAGCCTTTTGATTTGGCGGGTACACGCATTAAGTGCCTCAGTTACGCGACTGATGTGCACTCGGAGCCAGGCGACTGCGGCGGCATTTATGTCGCTGACAATAACGCACTGGTCGGGAAGATAATCGGATTTCATTATGCCGGTTTGGACCCAGGATCCTTGGCGTGCCCGCTGTTCTACGAGGACTTTGAAGAGATCATGAAGGATGAGATCGAGCTCGTTGAGCCCGAAGGACTAATTGACTCGGATGATGCCATCTGCCTCGACGGAGCGTGGCCCGCGGGTGTAGTTTCGCCAGAGCTTAGACCGAAATCGAGCACCAGGACCCAGCTCGTTAAGACACCGATTTATGGACTTGTCGACGAAAGTACAGTCAAACCAGCACGGCTCGGCCCGATTTTGCAGCCCGGCGGCGTAGGTCTCAAGGGACTTGCGAAGGTGACAGGAGACGTACCGATGATTAATCAGGAACATCTTGATAAGGCAGTCCAGAGTTTTCAGACTCGCGTCCTTACGGGGGGCGCATTGCCGGAGGAAAAGAGAGTGCTTACTTTTGAGGAGGCAGTTCAGGGAATCACCAGTGACAGCAACTTTTTGAAGGGCATTAACCGCTCTAGATCAGCTGGCTGGCCATGGTGTGTTTCGACGACAGGGAAGGGTAAGACCGAGTGGTTCGGCACTGACGCCTGGATCGTAGACTCGAAGGAGGCACTCGCCGTGAAGGCCCGCGTCGAACACCTACAACAACAAATGCTGCAGAACAAATGGGAACCTGCAGTATTTATCGACACGGAGAAAGACGAAACCCGACCCATTGAGAAGGTAGACGAGGGGAAGACTCGTATTTTTGCAGCTGCACCCATGGACTTTGTCATTCTCTTTCGCATGTATTTCTTGGGATTCCTGAGTTATGTAATGCGTAAGCGAATTAACAACGAACTTGCGGTGGGTATTTGTGCCCAATCTCTTGACTGGGACCGCCTGGCGACGCATCTGCATCGGATGGGCGATAACATCATCGCCGGAGACTTCTCGAACTACGACGGAACACTACACCCTGACATCTTGAAATCGCTGCTCACTATCATCAATGAGTATTATCAGGACGGACATGAGCGGGAGAGGGCCATCATCTTTGAAAGCGTGTGTCATTCGTATCACATCGCTGACAAGTACATGTATGGCTGGACCCATTCTCAACCATCTGGCAACCCGGGCACCGCTGTGATCAATTCAATGTATAATTCGATTGTGTGCAGACTCGTGTATTACGCTTTAGAGGAGGAAAACGACTCGAAGGCGAATCCGATTCATGACACTTTCAACATGAATGTGAGCATGTGCTCGTATGGTGACGACAATCTACTCTCAGTGTCATCGAGAGTTAGTGACTGGTTTACCATGGAGGCTATGGCGTCGAGAATGCCCGAGTACGGCATGATTTACACTAGCGAACAGAAGGACGGCAGGGTATACAAGCACAAACGGCTGGAGGAATGCACATTTTTACAACGAGGTTTCAGGCGGGACTCTTCAGTCTCAGCCTGGGTGGGTCCACTCGGAAGACGATCCATCAATGAGCGCCTTAATTGGGCTCAGAAAACACCACAACCTCATGATGCGCTTCTCCAAAACGTGGATGGGGCAATAGCCGAATGGTCCCTACATGACAAGGAAACGTTTGAACACTGGAGCAGAAAGATAGCCAATGTCTCGCTGAACCATCTGAACTATCGACCACCGATTTATCCGCACCAGCGCTATCTGGAGCGAATGATCTATGGAGATTTTGTCTCAGTGTTCTCTATGTTGGAATACACTTAGGCCCATAGCGGGGGGGGAGTCGTGTGCGCTCATACATTCTTAATCATATGTTTTAACCAAGGACTAGAGCACCGGAACGCGCATTACTTCCAAAAACAAAAGAAGGTGCACATCATCAATCACCATGTCATCAATTCACCCATCAGCACCAAACAACAACACAA